ACTTAATTATCTATAGAATAAATAAGTCCTGTATTATTATCTAATGAAGAAATTAAACCATCAAGAGGTTGTGGTAAATATGTAGAAATTAATCCTAAATTTTGTTGAACATAATATGGTATTTGTTCTAAATTAATTTGATACTCAATATTGTTACGTTTAATAAAATAAGTTTTATTACTAGCTGAATCAGTATTAAATCCAAATCCACTATTGTGGTCTAATCTTGACATATAATATTAGGTATAAAAAAAATTGAAATATTTTTTTTTAAACATTAATTTAGTTAGTAATGGATTTAATAACGAAATTTAATGATACTTTAATAGATTATATTGCAGTGTACCCTTACGGGGAAACTCCAATATTAAATCCTTGGTTGAAATACTTTAGTATTCAAGATATAAGAATAATGTTTATTGATATGTTTACTCAAGAGCTAATTCATCATCTTTATAGTATACATAATGCAAAAATTCACGAGTTATTTTGTGTTATTTTTAATGGTCAAACTGAGCATTACCTAGAACCTAAGAAGTTTGGTGTTTATATTCCACCTCATAAAAGGAATAGCCCAGTTAATTAATTTATATTCTATCTTTATGAGTAAATAAACCAACACCACTTGCTATTTTACTTTCTAAAAATTTATTTATTTTGTCTTTTTCTGGATGATCATTTTTTAATTCTTTCATTTTATATAAAACACTTTCTAATCCAAAATATTTATTATCTACCAATTTATCATTTTTCATAATTTCTAATAAAGGTAATATAGTTTCTTTTAAAAAACTAGTTTTTGCAATAAATATATTATTAGACCATTCCTGATGAGTAAAAGTTGTAATATCCCATTTAAAATTTTTATTAATTGTTTTAAATGTTCCTTCCTTATAAACACTAGTTGGAACCCAAGATAAACTTTCTGATTTCCAAAGAAAATTATTAGTATTATTATTGCTCCAATTGTTTTGTACCCATTCAACTAAAGAAAAATATGGTTTACCAGGTTTATTTTTACTTCTTAATCTAATAAGAGAAGCCTCATTTTCTTTTAAAATATCTAAACAATCATCAATTACTTTTTTAGTATAGTTTTTATCATGAACTAATTTCCAATCATTTTCGCTAAATATAAAATATTCAGTTGAACAATTATTTATTAATTTAACAAAAGCAGCTAAAATACCAATATTTTCTTTTTCGCCAATATAATTTAAATTATATTTTTTTGCAATTTCAATATCCAAATCAGTAAATTCTTGAAATAAAATTGTTTTATTTGTAATTAAATCAAATAACCCATTATCTTTATGACTTTTTAGAGTTTGTTCTAAAACTTTTTCGCGATGCCAACTTAAATATGATAAAGTAATATTTTTATAATCTTTATTTTTATTTTTCCAAATAATATTCATTTAATTATATTACATGATATTTAATTATCTTCAATAGGTAAAATATCATGAACTAAATCTTTATACGTCATCATTCTCATTCTACAACAATATCTTCTAAAATTCAATGATAATAATAATTCAGATATTTGTTTTTCTTGTTCTTTCTTTGACAATTTGGGGTTATCACATATGATTTTCTTTTTTTGTTCGTACTCTTCAGTCTTTTGAAATAATAAACCGCAAGTTGGGCAAGTTGTATAAAGCATTAATCTAAAATATATTTTATTTTTAAATTAATATTCAATTTTTATTTTCTTTATTATTATAATAAATGTCAAGACCACAAATTAAACCACCTGTTATTAATACCTATCAAAATAAATTTAATAAAGTTTTTGAAGAAGAAGATGTAAGAAAACAGGCTAAAAAAGTAATGTTAAGTGAATCAGAAAACTATTTTAAACCTTCAGATTCGCTTAATTTAAGTATTGGACAAACTCCTGATTATGAAAAACAAACATTATTAATGAATGATAAAAATGAAATAGAACCTAAATATTTACATAGAAAATATACTGAAGATTTAGGAGTAAATATGAAAAATTTATTTTTTGAAATGTTAGAAATGTTAGCCAATGGAAAGAATCCTGTACCTTATGCAATGAGTGAACCAAATAAACAATTTGCATTTTCGGTTATGATTCTTATGATTGGAGTTTTAATGTTATTCTTTTCTAATTTAATGATATAAATTAAATATTATGTTTTGGTTCCCCAACTTCACTTCTACAAGTTGGACACTTGTAATTATAGTTTTTCAAAAGGGTTTCAATACATTCTCCGTGAAATTTATGAGAACAAGGTAATTCCCAAATTTCTTCTTTAGAACTCATATTTACTAAACATATAGAACAATTTTCATTTAAACTTTTAATTGTACTATATTTCTTTATTTTATTAAACTCTTCTTCTTTTAGAGTTGAAACTACATCTTGATTTATGTTAAAGTTATTTTGATTAATAGGATTTAATAACGGTGGCATAAGTAAATCCATAATTGTATTTAAAGGTATTAGAGGAGGCATATTAGCATAATCATCATCGTCAGTGTCATATGGTAAACCTCCATCGTCTCCATCATCTTCTTCATAGTCTACACCCCCGTCTTCTTCATCTTCAGCGTCATTATAATGATTATTTACTGGAAGATTATGTACAATTGCTTGTAACTGATTAGTAAGTTCTTGCATTAAATAATTATTATTTAATAATCCATTTATATCATCTATAGTAAAATTAATATTGAACTTTTCATAAAAAGTTTTAAGGTGGTTAGGTATATCTTCATTTGGTATATTCATATTAATAAGTTCTAATCTTAATAAGTTCATTATATCTTTTTCATTTTCATATTTTTCTTCTTCTTGTAAAAAAATTCTATAAGCAAATAATTGGTCATAATCAACGGTAAAAGTTGTCATATTATATATTATATACTATTAGTTAATTTTTAAATGTCTCAATTTTTGTTATTTAATCAGTATATAAAGACTAGTCACCTTTAATATTAAATGGAAGTTAAACTTGATTTTGATTCAATTAAGAATAATTTAAATATTTTATACATTAACAATTTAATAAAGACTTGTGAGAAGAATGATATTGATAAAGAGGTATTAAATGAAGCTCTGGAAAAATTAATTATCCCAGTAGAAGAAATTAAAAAGGTTCCTAGTTTAAGTACTCTATCACCTAGTGAAACTAATACTGAATACTTATTTCAAAAGCAATGGAATAAATTAAATTTAGTGCATAAAAAAATAAAGATTAAAGAATTTGTTAATGCATTAGAAGTAAAAGATGAAAGTCAAAAACAGATTATTAGAGATAAACTAATTGCATTATTGGATAATAAGACTTTGACTAAGAAGGATTCGGTTTTATACGATGTTGCAAAGGCAAAGATTATAAGTATTCCAATGTTGCAATTTAAGGATGGGAAGTATGATATTTAAAAAAATTGTTAAAAACACAAATTATCTATTCATTTTATTAATAATCAAATGTCAATTAATAAAATAAATAAAATCATCAAATTCGTAGATAAATTTATTAAAGCTAATGAGACCGAAAAACTAAAAAACAGTGATTACTATGCTCTTGTGAATACTATTTCTAAGGAAGGTAAAGATTCTTATCCAGATATTACTTTTGACCTAGTTAATTCTATTCTAAGTAAAAAGTTTTCTGTAAAATACTTTTATAAGGATACATTCTCTTGTGATTTATATCCAGAGTATAATTCTCTTTATTCTAAGATAGAGATTCCTAAAGAGTACCAACACTTACAAGACCAGTTTTTAAAACTACAAAGTCTGCCTCAACCTGAACAGAGAACTCCTGAATGGTTTGCTTATAGAAGAAACAGGATTACTGCCTCAGATACTGCTGCTGCCATCGATGAAAATCCTTATGAACCTGTTGAAAGTTTTATTGATAAAAAGTGTGACCCGAATCACAAGTTTCTAGATAATCCAAATGTGGCTTGGGGTAAAAAGTATGAATTTACTGCAACTGGTATTTATCAACATATATTTAATGTAGAAGTTGTAGAATTTGGTGCATTGCCTTCTGATAAATATGAAATCTTAGGTGCATCACCAGATGGAATTTGTTCTTGTAGAACTTTAGATAATCAATTTAGTGAAAAGCTGGGAACAATGTTGGAAATTAAATGTGTTGCTCCTCACGGAAGAACTATTGAGACCAATGGAGATATTCCAGGACACATTTGTCCTTATTATTATTATCTTCAAGTTCAACAACAATTGGAATGTTGTGATTTGGAAATTTGTGATTTTTGGCAATGTAAAATTCTAGAATATAAAGACAGAGAAGAATATTTACTTGACAAGTGTTTAAAAACTTACCATACAGAAGGAGTTAAAGGAGATAGAGTTGTAATAGACCCTAAAATTAAAAAGGGAATGATATTGGAATTTCATCCTTTGGAATGGGCACCTGAATTTGAAGGAGATGATAGGTCTTGGAAGAGTAAATATATATATCCTCCTAGACTAGATTGGACAGAACAAGAATATGATGCTTGGGTTGTAAAGACAATGAATAACTTACAGAGAGACCATTCTGATGTAACTAAAACACATTACTTTTATAAGATAGTTTACTGGAAACTAGTTCAATCTCATAATCAACCAATTAAACGAGATAGGAAATTATTTAGTAGAATTTTACCAGTTTTAAATGAGACTTGGAAGAAGGTAGAATATTATCGTGAACACTTGGATAGATTGGATGATTTGAAGAAGATAGTAGAGAGAAGAAAGAAATTTATAAAGACTAATACAGATTTTAGTATTAATACAGATTTAATAAAGAATAAGGTATTATTTTTGGAGGCTGAAGATACTAAAAAGAAGAGTAAAGCTAAACCAAAGATTAATAAAAATGAATCAGATATTGAAGACGGAAAATATAAAGTGACAGAAAAGATTAATCCTGACGATGTAGATTTTATTGATTAAAAGAATATTTTTTATTTATAAATAATATGAATACTTTAAAATTACCAGGACAATTAATTGGTCATATTAGAGCAAAGTTTCAGGAAAGAACTATTTCATTTAAGAAAATACTAACATTAGATTTACACCGACCTCCATTTCAAATTGATTTAGATGAAGATAAAATTGAAGGAATGATAAAATCTTTTAAAAAGAATAGAGATTTTTTAATGTTTAAAAATAAAATAGTTATTGGAGTGATAGTAACTAAATTTTCTACTTTTGATACTAACTATAAAATGTATGTAATTGACGGACAACATCGGATTGAAATGGCTAAAAAGTTAGCTTTAGAAGAGGATGAAAATGATTTTTTAACTTTTTGTTATTATGAAACTAATTCTGATAAGGAAATGAAAAGATTATTTATTGAAATAAATAAGGATTCATTTAAAAATGCAAAATATGTAGCATTGGATGATTTTAAACAGAATATTCACGATGAATTAAAAAATTATTTATATACAGAGAAGAGTTTATTTTTTGCACCAAAGAAAAAGGAAACTAATAAATTAATTACGATTAGTGAATTTTTGGACCAATTAACAGCAAAGAATTATTTTGATAAATTTACTTTATTAAAAAATCTTATATTAGATTTAGAAAGCAAAAATAAGATTTTTTACAAAAGTATTGATTATAAAGAGTATTTAATTGAAGACCCTAATTATTTTTATATGGAAGAAAGAAGTTCTGTAGCAGAAGGTTTTATTGCTGGATTAAAGAATAATAATTTTTTAGATTTTCTTTGTGATAATTCTGTTCCAGACCACAAGTTTAAAAAACAGAAAGACATAATATCACCTAAATTAAGAATTTTGGTTTGGACTCGTTGGTATGGTGAACAACCTTTCGGTCCTTGTCCATTGTGTAAAGAAACTATTAAAATCGGTAAGAATGGATTTCATTGTGGACATATTATAAGTGAAGCCAATGGAGGATTAACAATATTAGAAAATTTGAGACCTTTATGTGGAACTTGTAATACAAAAATGAGTTCAATGAATTGGATTGAATATTCTAAAAAATTGAACATTTAACTAATATAAACACATATTTAGTAAACTATTAATGATAAATAATAAGTTTATTGAAATTTTACCCAGGTTAATTGAGGAGGCTTCGAAAGGGCAAAATAAATATCAACTTGCTGCCGCATTAATTAAAGGCCAAAAGTTTTTATCAAAACCATGCGCGAACAGTGCTCGTAATATGTGTAGAGGCCACGCTTGTGGTAGTCTTCACGCGGAAGCACACGCCATTTTAGATTATTTCGGAAAGGATTTAATGTATACTGGAAAGAATGGTGGGTCATTTTTTGTTGCCAAGAATAAGAAGATAAAGTGTGATTTGGTTGTTATACGAATAAATCGAGATGATAAGATTTGTAAGTCGAGACCTTGTTATAATTGTCTCTCAATGATGAAGGGGGTAGGAATAAGAAAGGTTTATTACACAGATAATAAGCAAAATATTATATGTGAAAATGTGAAGGATATGATAAGTATAAATGCATCTAGTGTGACAAAGATGATTGATTGTCTTAGGATGGATTGTAAAATGTCACATGATGATTTTTTTGAAAATTTGCTAAAAACACTGTTTCCAAATAAAATAAAAAAAATAAATTTTGAATATTTTATTGAACATGATTTTTCAAATGTACTACCGAAACATTCATATACAATGACCAAAGACCTAGTTGTTTTCTATGACTTAGCCAATAAGGAACTTTTAAAGTCCGAATTAATTTAATTGATTTCTAATATAAAAAACATATATTAAAAATGCAATCAATATTACGGTACTTATAGTAAAAATATAGTCAGTGGGTGCATAAAAATGTTCCACATTATGAACATTCATAAAGTTAGATACATTTTTAAAAGTAGATACTATTCTAGGTAAATTCCATTTTGAAATTAAATAGTTTTGAATTTGAGCTATTTGAGTATTTGTAAGAGGAGAATTAAAAATTAGAAGCTCGCACATTGTTCCTTTAAAGAAACGGTCGCCACCAAAAGATTTATCTGTGGATAAAACAAGTTTACCAGAACCACCATTTTCAACTTTAAAATTGACTAATGTTCTTTTATCAAACATTTTGGATGAATTAATACCACTAGCAGTATTTATCATATATCCAGCATCTGAAGTAAAATCACCACTACTATTATCTCCAAATTTATTTCTGGGATTCCAACGGAAAGATAAATCTTGTTCACTGAAAGATAATATATAATCAAAATCATCAGCTAAATTATTTACGTTTCCTACAAAGAAAATTGTAGTATTGGAATTAGTAGTGATAGGATTTGATGAAATCATTACTTGCTTAGAATTAAAATTTATTCCAGAACCAGTTGTAGAAGGAGGATTAAAAGTAGGGGCAACAGAAAAATGATTAGAATTATTAGATTTATCATTCCATTTAGTTACATTTGAACCAGATAGAGTTAAACTTGATGAATCTTTTGAATCTAACCAAAGTTGGAGACCATTTATAGATAAAGGATTCAAAGTTGTTGCAGGACTAGGTGTAGATGCTGGACTAGGTGTAGATGCAGGACTAGGTGTAGATGCAGGACTAGGTGTAGATGCAGGACTAGGTGTAGATGCTGGACTAGGTGTAGATGCTGGACTAGGTGTAGATGCAGGACTAGGTGTAGATGCTGGACTAGGTGTAGATGCAGGACTAGGTTTTGGTTTACCAGTACATTCAATCCATCTATCATTAGACCAAGTTGAACGCTCAGTCATACAAGGACCTCCAACAGGTTTTGGATTTCCTGTGCATTCAATCCATCTATCATTAGACCAAGTTGAACGCTCAGTCATACAAGGACCTCCAACAGGTTTTGGATTTCCTGTGCATTCAATCCATCTATCATTAGACCAAGTTGAACGATCAGTAATACAAGGACCTCCACGAAGTATAGAACTAGGTGTGGGACTAAATACAGATGCAGGACTAGGTGTAGATGTAGATGCAGGACTAGGTGTAGATGTAGGTGCTGGACTAAATGGCATAGATTCTATTTTAATACTAGATGTTTTCATATTTAAATTACCTAATGAAGATGAACTACTTGTTAATACTAAAGAATCACCCGAAAATGAACCATCTACAAATAATGTTACTTTCAAACCATTAGGAACATTTACTTTATAAATACTATCATTTGGAATTCCTACTGCTTTCATTGTATTTATTTCATAATTTCCAATAGTTAAAGAAACTATTATATCATTATCATTTCCTAATGGATTTTTACAATAAAATGTTGCTGAATTATTTCCTGTTGGTGCTGGAGCAGGTGCTGGGGCAGGAGAGGGTGCGGGTGTAAAAATAATTGGTTCGGGAATTCCAGTAGAAGTAACTATTAAAGATGATGTATTACGGTCCCATTGAAAACCTGTATCTACAGAATCATTTATTTTACTTAAATCAGCAATACCAGGATAATCTACGACTAAAGTTTTACCTGAATTTAATTCATTTGAAAATAAAGTTACTTTCATTGAAACTGGTACAATTAGAGAAGTTAATGAATTATCACCAATTTGATTTTTAATAAAGTCACTAGTATTATCAAAAGAACCAGGCGATGTAATTGGATAACCAGTTCCTTTAAAATTTGCTTCTTTGTAAAACATAAGTTTATTAGTGGGTCTTATAATCATTGCAGAAGTAATGTTCAACCAATTTCCATTTGGAACATTTTTGTCTAATACTTGACTTAAATTAGCAACAGATTTTTGCAATACTAAAGAAGGTCCAGAATTTATATCATTTGAAAATAATACTACGATTTTACCTGAAGGAATAAAAATAGATTTCAAAGAATCATTACCAAATTTATTTTGAAATAAATCATGGGAAAAAGGAAATTCTCCATCGGTAACAGATACTGATTTTCCAGTGTAATTAATGTTATCAAATATCATAACTGATGTAGATGATGCTATTTGTGTAGGTATTAACACTGGAGTTGGTGCTGGTACTGGTGTTGGTGCTGGTGCTGGTACTGGTGTTGGTGCAGGTATTGGTTTAGGTGTAGGTACTGGTGTTGGTGCAGGTACTGGTTTAGGTGCTGGTATTGGTTTAGGCGCAGGTACTGGTGCAGATACAAAAACTTGATTAGGATCAGGTATAATTGGATACCAACTATTTGGAGAATAAATAGGTGATACACCAGCTTTACCAATATCTTTAACAAAATAATATAAGTTTCCTTGGTAAGTTACATAATTTATGCTTTTAGTAATATATACTTTTGAATCTTCATAATTAGAAGATAACTTATTCCAAACTTTACTATTTGTATCTGGTTTAATCCCTTTTGATTTATTTTGTTTACATACGTATAAGTTATTATTATAAATTACTGCATTATCAACATTATAAGTCATTTCTGGATCGAAAGAATCAATTTTGAAAGGATTTTGTGGAGCTCCATTAAATTTTAGATTAGCTACAGTACAAAACATATTATTATAACTATAAGAAGACCTAAAAACAAGACGTACATAGTTTGGTATTATTGGAGGAAAATTTACTTTAATCTTACTATCATTTTTTACAGTAGTGTTAATTGCAACAAGCCATAAATTTCCATCAACAGACCATAAAACACTAATATCACGAGGCCACCAATCTTGATGACCAATTTGTGAATTATCCCAAGATAAAGAATTCATTTTAAAAGGAACTGAAAGTTGAATTTGTATCCAATCACCTCTAATTTGATTTATATTTGCATTTGCATTAGTTACAATTGACCCGGTATATTTTTCAGAATCATAATTGTTAGTTGTTCTAAATTGTGTAGATTCTGATACATTATTACTAAAAGCTAGGTGAGGAGAAGTACTACCAGAAGAAGCTGATGCAATATAAGTATAATTATCAGTTGTAAGAGAATTACTTGACATTGGATTAGGTGGTATATTTTGAGTAGAAGGAGTTTTATTAGTATTTGGGTCATTTATAACAATAAGAGGTTCTGTTTTACCAAATGGATCAAAAGCTATCCAATTATTTTTATAATCAATAGGGTCATATCCAGCTGCGCCAGTAAAAGTTGTAAAAATATATGGGTTTCCTCTAAAAAAAACATTATCACCTACCATATATACTTTCCCATTGTCGTATTGGGGTATAGAACTAGTAGGAATTACGGGTGCTGCGGGAATTACTGGAACTATTGGTGCTGCGGGAACTACTGGAACTACAGGTGTTGCGGGAACTACGGGTTGTGGTATTATAGGAGCAACAAATCCTCCAGCAGAACCTGATTCTGTTACCCATTTTGACCCATTGTAAACATAAGCAAAGTTACAAGAGGGAGGGTAGTAAATCCAAGAAGTATCAGATTGTAATTTAATAGCTTTTGTTATATTGCTTACTTGGTCAGAAGCCATTTCTCCTGCAAAAGCAAAAGAAGGAATTGGGTCTCCTTCTTTCACTACAAGATTAACTATTAAAGTATTTACACTTTTTGATAATTTAGCAATTACATCTGATTTATTTGTATTGGTAATTGTATCAGATATTTTTTTTCCATTTAACCAAACATTTGCTTTACCGGTTACACTTAATGTATAATTTAATTTTCCAATAAAATCATCATAAGTAGTAGTAGTAGTTTCACCAGGATTATAAAGTCCTATTGGAGTAGGAACAAAATAATTATTTGCTTTTATATTATTAAATACTTCACTTTGTCCCATAAGATTGCTAATAGTAAGACGACCTGAAAAATCAAAAAAATATTGACTAGAATTATTATTATATTCATCAATTATAATGTTAGCCCAATAATTACCGTATTCATTAGCGTATTTAGTAACACCTGGCTCTTTAAACCTAGAATTTGTAATATCAAAAACAGACAAACCATTTTTTATATATACTCCATTAATATTTCCACCCTTTTCACAAATGGGATATTTACTTTGTAAAGTTGTTACGTGCATTTTTATACAATTTCCTGATCCTATAAAAGGATTGTTTACAGATGGTCCTTCCCATCTAGTTTGTTTTGAATTGTCAATACTTTTTACAAAAGTATAAATTCCTCCAGCACCACTAGGAACAGTTGTTAATGAACTATTAAATGCTGTTATATTATTTCCACGTTGAATGGAATAATTAGCTGTAGGACAACTAGTAAGAGATTCAAATGTTTCTATATAATCTGTATAGTTACTTGAAACAGGAAAATGCCTTTCAATTTTAGAAAAATTACTCATTGTATTATATTATAATATTTAAAAAAAATTATAATATTAAATTAATTATTTACTCAATAGAACAATAATAATAATAATCATAAAAATTACTACGATCCCAATTATTATATTTTTTGGTGTGAATAAATTTAATTGTTCTGAATCAGGGTTATTTTCAGAAGGTTCGGTAGTAGTAGAATTTGTTGGACTTTTAGAAGCAGACGGAGATTTAGGAGCAGACGGAGATTTAGGAGCACTAGGAGATTTAGGAGCAGACGGAAGTGTACTTTCATTAAAACTATAAATAAAAATTTGATTATTTTTTTCTATTGGATTTAATAATGGTTTACTTAATGTAATTATTTGATTATTATTATTTGTATTTTCAATAGCTGTTACTGTAGTACCTGGTTGAACAAAGGGTCCATTAATTAGTGTGCCTATTACAGGATTATTTCCTAATCTTTTATCAAATTCGGCATTTCCATTGTTATCTAAAATAGGTAAACGAGCATCTAAAATAATTTGAGTATTAGAAGAAGCAAAATGTAAATTAATATCAGTTCCGCGATATGCTAAATTAGTATTAACTTCTTTATCTACTGATACAATATTTTTTTGATTAAACATTGCAGGATTTCCTGAACTACATTTAATAGTATTGCAACCGCCAGAAACAATAGGATTTGAACCATCTTGGCAATAATAACAAAAATTACTAAATCTATTAGGAACATAACTTAAAACTTTATTATTCCCATTAGTATAAAATCCATCCATTTCATTAATAGAACAAGATGAATAGGGATTAACAGGATCCATCATAACATATAATATACCACTACCAGGCTGAACTGGTAAACCTGCTAGTTGAAAAGGCATTGGACGATAACTTAAATTTAAATCATCGGTAGGAGCCTTACATCCTGGACCTCCCCAAGACACTGGTTGAAATCCTTTAGGGTCATGATAAATACCTAAACATCCTGGAGTTCGATTACATCTAGTATAAGCTTCATTAAATCCAAGTGAATGACATTGTGTAATACCATCTTCTCCGGCAAGTGTAGGAGCACCTGGTTCACATAATCCATTAGTTGTATTAATATTAATGTTTATTATTTTAAAAACATCATTTGGAATTAATATATTGTCATCATTATATGTCGCCATTATATTAATTTACTTAATAATTTATTTTTTTAATATAATAATTAATAATAGTATAAATATTATTATTACAATAGTTGTATTACTAATTCCGTTAATCCATCTTTCAGATTTCATTTGATTAGTAATTACAGAATCAGTAACTGCTAATTGTTTTTGAGTATTCATTGTAGTAGAATTATTATTAATTACATCTGGTTGCATAAGTCTAGCATTATTTACAACTGTTTGTACTACTGGTTGTACACTTTTAGCATTTACAGCTGATTTTACAACTTTAGAAACAACATTAGAATTAATTATGGCAGGTTCTGATTCATTAGATTCAGTTTTTTCAATTATTAAGCTATATACACTGAATTCCAAATTTCTTAAATTTGTTATATTAGAATAAAATACTTTACTATCTCCTTCAAAATTATCTTCAGAATATACTGTTACTTGCATTTTAGAAGGTATGTCAATTCTATAAATACCAGTTGAATTAATACCAACTGCATTTAATGAATTAGTATCGTATGAATCAATAGGTAAAGAAACTGGATCTATTTCATCACCATCTAAATCCACACTATAAAATACAGCTTCAGTATTTACATTTTGAAAAGTATCATTTAAATTAAAATTGTTAACAGATGTAGGATAACAATCTGGTAATTTACAACTTCTACTCATATATATATTATATGAGTAAAAATTTATTTTTTATAGTTTTATTTTTATCTTAATATAATTGCTAAAATTATAAAAACTAGTATAATAATTAATAAGTTAGTATTAGACACATCTGGTATTAAATCTGCGCCAAAATTATTTTTAACAACTATATCAAATTCTTTATAGATTGAAGGTACAATGCTTGGAAAGATTTGGTCTAGTTCATTTTCATCTTCATCTGGTTCAATTTGAACAGGTATAGATGGCATAGGAACTTGAACTGGCATTGAAACTGCTGGAGTTTTAACTGGTATAGGAGCTCTTTGAACTGGTTTAGGTGGTATAGGAGCTCTTTGAACTGGTTTAGGTGGTATAGGAGCTCTTTGAGGTTGAAATTGTTTAGGAGCTCTTTGAACACTTTCAGTTTGAACTTGTTTAGGAGCTCTTTTAAATTGTTTAGGAACACTTTCAGTTTGAACTTGTTTAGGAGCTCTTTTAAATTGTTTAGGAGCACTTTGAGTTTGAACTTGTTTAGGAACTCTTTTAGATTTAACTGATTTAGGTACTCTAATGGCAGGTTGAACTGGTATAGGTATTTGTGATAAAGATATTTCATTACTATAATTTAAATTTCCAGCAATATTTAAATGTGGAAGTTTAGAAGTTGATTTACTTTTGAATGGTGCAGGTGTTGATTCAGTAGAAGGAGATGGTGATATCATAATATTTTTTGCTAAAATATTAGTTTCTACAATTATACTATATGTTGGTTCAATTATATCTACTATTGCATCAGAAGTTACAAAATAAGAACTACCAGAAAAATCATCTTCAGAAAATAAAGTTACTTTTAAACCATTTGGTACATCAATTTTATAAATACCATCATTCATAATTCCTAATTCATTAATAGCTTGAGAATTATATTCACCGCTTTGCAAAGAAACAGGATCTAGGTCATTTCCATCGGAATCTCTAAAATAAATAATAGCTCTCAACTCAGTATCATCATCGTCTGTGACATCATCATCTGTAGCATCTCCTTCTGTAACAGGTTCACTTTCAGTAACAGTTTCTTCTTCTTCAGTAACAGGTTCGCTTTCAGTAACAGTTTCTTCTTCAGTAACAGGTTCGCTTTCAGTAACAGTTTCTTCTTCAGTAACAGGTGCACTTTCAGTAACAGTTTCCTCTTCAGTAACAGGTTCACTTTCAGTAACAATTTCACTTTCAGTAACAGGTTCACTTTCAGTAACAGTCTCCTCTTCTGTAGAAGTAACAGAATTATTTTCATCTTCTGAAGGATCTCTTATAATCAAACTGGAAGTAGCTTTATCTAATTTACCTAAAGATGAAGAACTGGAAGTTAATTGTAATTTATCACCACCAAATGTATCTTCAGAAAATAAAGTTATTGTAAATCCAGGTGGTATATCAACACGATATATACTATTATTTGAAATTCCAGCAGCCATTAATGCAGCAGTATCATAAATACCAGCAGCTAAAGTTGTTGGTTCTTCTTTATCAGTTGTATAAAAAGTTGCCAAATCAATTGTATTTTGAAAAAATTGTTGGAAAAAATTATTCATATACATTCTACTAAGAAATAAATATTATTTAAATATTTTTATAAAAAATTGAAATATAATACATTTTAATTATAGTTTAATACTTATATGAATTCTAGTAATTTAATAAAAAATGCAAAAAATTGGATACTACTAGATAAACTTATAGAAAGTCCTAATTCAGTTATATATAATATTGCTCCAATTATAGATGAGAATACACCAGAAGAAGATATAAAAGATTTATCTTCAACTAAATGGATTGTTAAAATATGTCCAGATAATGTTGAAAATTTAGTTATTGAAGAACTAAAGTTATATGATAATGATTTATTTGTTAAAATACCAAAGAACATAAACTTTCGAAATAACGGAGTACTTCAAAATAATTGGTATACTATGGAGAAATTAGATTCTAGCATTGGTGAAAATTATATATTTGCTAGAAAGAAGATATATGAATTGGGAAAATATATGATTAATTTCTTTGAATGGTTACATGTTAAAGAAAATAAAATTTATGGAGATATTAAAACAAATAATATTATGATAAATAAAAAAGGAAAAAAAAGTCAATTTGTTATTATAGATTATGAAACTATATCAACACCAGATTTAAGATATATTTGTGATGAAAAATCATATAATAATTATTATTACTTTTATATTGGGTGTGATTTTGCTAAACCTTATTTTTCTTATAGAATGGATTTACAGGCATTTGGGCATATTTTATTAGCTCTAGTTTTATCAACAGATAGTTATCACGTATTTGAATGGCAAAACTCTGCTTATAGTTTATATAAAACAAAAACTCAATTAAACTATTTCAAAGATTTAATTAAAGAAAAAGAAAATACATCTATAGTTATCTCCAATCCAAAACATAAAGTATTAATTGATAAATATTTTGAAATTATAAAAGAACAAGAATGGTATGCTAGTCCTAATGTAGAAGTTTATGATAAATTAAAAGATCTTTTTGCAAGCAATCTAGTTTTAGTTTGATTATTAATATTTGATTATAATTATAATAAATCAAGAGAAGCTAGTAAATTAGTTTTTTTACTTGCTAAAATTCTTGCATTTTCTTTAGCTTCTTTTATTTTTAATTGTTCTTCTTCAGATAATCTTAATTCATTTATTAAATCACTATTAAGGTCTAAAATTAATCCATCCTTTAATTGAACATACCATTTAAAAGTTGGTGGAATTGAATATAATGGGAGACTATAAATTTTTTTTATTGTTTTATTTCCTTCGTAAAACCATTCAGATGACATTTATAATATATATATTTATTCTTTAATAAAAATTTACAATTTTTTTAAAAATAAAAATTGAATAATATTTTCTATACTTATTGTATTATTTAAATATGCCCGATTATGAGAAGAATATTAAGGATAAACGTAATAAAAAGTCGGATAAGGCGAAGGATAAGTTTGAAAGGAATGGGAAGATTAGCACCAAACATGTTCGGATGGTAGTAAAGCTACTCGAAAATCCTCGTCATAAATGTTGAGTCTTCAGTAGGAAAAAAGTATTTTTCTTTTATATTTGCGATATGTTCATATCCCATTTTTAAATACAGATTATATGCTAAATTACTTTTGCGAGTGTTTAAACATAATATTTTTTTATTATCATTTGATTTAAAATGAATATTAATTAATTTCTGAGCTAATCCCTTACCTCGATATTTAGGGTCAATACATAACATTGTAATTCCATAGAGGCTTTCCAAATGTAAATTATTTTCTTTAAAGTTTTCACCCTTTTCATTAATAGGTTCAAATACATCAGAAGGGTCACAAGGTGTTATGTAATTTTGTAGCATTAGCCCTACTATATTTTTTTCACCAGATGCTTCTACTTTTTCAACTACATAAGAATCATCTAAACTTTGTTGCATCATTCTTTTATACCATCTATCACTTTGTTCAAAACAGTTATTATGACACTCAAACATTTTATCTAAATCATCTGGTGTGCCTTTTCTAATTTTAATACTTACTACTTGCATTACTAGTATAAATTGAAATATTTTTTATATAGATTTAATCTGTTATAATATAATGCTTGATTCAGAAAAAATAAAAGACTTTTTAGAAAATCCTAAAAAAGAATATAAAGTATTTAATTTAGGATTTAGTAAAAAAGAGAAGGAGGTATTTAAAAATTTTAAATTACCAAAACTTGGATTTACTCAAATTAACGATGAAATTAAATTAGCAAAATCTTTAGCATACACTTTTAATGGAAACATTAAAGATATGAAAGATATGAAAGATTTGAAAGAATTTTTGAGTGTGTTAGGTGATAATTCTCAGAAGAATCTTGAAATTTTAGAAAATAAAATTAAAGAAATAGCTAAAGAAGTTGTAACAGGATTTGGAAAGGCAAGTCCTGATGAGAAGTATTGTTGGTTGAATATTCGTATAACCTATAAAGATCCATTTTTCAATATTCCAAGATGGCATCACGATGGTTATGCATTTGAATCTAGAGGATATAAAAAAGGTCAAGCTAGTTATGTAATGGCATTTCAAGGTCCAGGAACTTTACTAATTAAAGATACTGGAAAGGTTATAGATAAATATAATGAAATTCAAAAGTTAAAAAAGCCAATTAAGTATGGAGAACCAGGTTGGGAAAAAGAAAGTATGAGAATTAGAAAATTAGAATATAAAGAATTAAAGAATGTAGACAAAATTCAATTAACAAATAATGAAGGATGTGTATTTTTTGCTTATCCTGGAACAGATAAAAAATTCAAACAAGGTGCTCTTCATTCAGAACCAAAGAAAGATACTTTTAGAATGTTTATGAAAATTATTCCAGGAACGAAGAATGAAATTAATGAACAAGTGGAAAAGTATGGTAGTTTCTATAAAGAGGAAAAAGATGAATGGCAAAAATTTAATGAAAAGCTATTATAAATGTCCAACTGGATGGCGACAAAAATAATTGATTTACATTTAGTATTAATTTTATTATTAATTATTTTTATATGAAATTTATAATCTAAATTTATTTATAATATAAAAATGGGAGGTCAAAATGATACCAGACCCCCGCCACCACCTCCTCCACCACCACCTCCTCCTCCTCCCCCTCCTCCACCCTACATCTGTCCACCTGATTGGCAACAAACACCAGACCCGGTTGATCCAGTACGTAAAGGAAATTGTTCCGGTTATTGTTCCGGAAATAATTATGTTTCTTTTAATTATGATAATAGAGACCCAAATACATATTCTAAATACACAAGTTTAGCTACTTATTGTAATAGTGTAGGTAATTCAAGCGCTATGATTTATACTGAACCCGTAAATACTAATCCCGTAACTACTACACAATCCTATACTTGTCCTCCTGGATGGATTCAGGATTCAACTGATTCTAAAAATGGAACTTGTGGCGTAGTATGTCCTGTTTTACCAGATGGTAGAATTCCAACAGCTATATATCCTTATGGGCCAAATCATCCTACTTATCCTGGATATCCTATAAATAGAAGGAGTGGCCCTGACTTGTGTAATGATATGATTAATCGTGTAGACTATGGTCGTACTTTTAATGATAGGATTAGTACTTGGCCTCCTAATAATACAATTACAACTAATACACCTCCTTCAGGAGGAACAACTGGTAATACATTTTCTCTTTATAATTTAGGTCCTGAAAGAGTTTCCCCGGTAATTACCCCAGTAATTGCTCCAGTAGTTGCCCCAGTAATTGCCCCGGTAGTTGCCCCGGTAGTTACTCCACGTCCTGAAGGACTTACAGACCCTTCAGGGTCTAGTATAACTGCCCCAATAATTGCCCCACAACTAACATCTTCCAGTCCCAAAACAAATAAAGGTTCTTCTCCACCAACTTCTTCTAAATCAACTATAATTCCTGGAATGGATGATATATACTTATATGGTTTTTTATCAGTTATTTTAATACTAATCTTATTATTAGTAATTATCAAATTATAAATAAAATTTAAAATCTAATTTTATTTATATAATATAAAATGGGCAATACTTCTAGTGCAGCGCCTCCTCCTCCTCCACCACCTCCTTCACGAGACTCAAATAATTGTATTATAGATGGGATTACTAATGAAGACCTATCTACAGCTAAACCAAGTCTATATAAATGTCCATCTGGTTGGGTTCAAAATAATTATGTAATTAGGGTAGATGGAATTCGATTTTCTTATAGTAGTGATGTTAATAGTGGTATTTGCACAAATCCTTATCTTGACCCTTGCAGCGCAAAAATGAAAACAGGATGGGTAGGATATGATTATGGTCAAACAAAATCTATTGCTAGATTTGGCTATGGACCATTATTTAATCAATACCCAAATAATGCTAATATTCCAGATGCAACACCAATTCCTAATGCAACACCAGATAATACAGTTAAACATCCTAATGCACCTGATATTTGGTTTTTTCCAAATCCTCCGCCATCAAATTGGATACTACTAAATCTTCCTAATTCTAGTGAAGCAAATATTCCATCAACTTATACTTGTCCAGAAGGATGGACACAGAATAAAGATAAAAGTGATTTATCAAGTGGAATTTGTACTAGTGTAGGTCGATATGAACCTGCTACAAAATTACCAGATACTGTATCTATATCTGGTGCTCGGGTATCACAAAGAAGTCAGTTATCACAGTTATACTCCTTTATTTTAGGGCCAATGTATACTTTATATTATGGACCAAAATATAATAAATGGCCAAATAATAATAATATTCCTTCCCTATCTGAATTATTAGTATTACCTCCGAGTGACTATAATCCTTTTAAAGATGAGGAAATTATTGAAAATAAAGCAAAAGTAACTACACCACCTCATTTTTACTATAAACAACGTCCTTATTATTGGCCAGCCCTTACTCCACCTGAACAAATTGAAAAACTCCCAACAGTTATTTATTCACAACAACCAACAATATCACCTCCCATAAGAAATCCTGAATTACCTCCTTATATAATTCCTATTGCCCCTACTATTGCCCCAACTATTGCCCCAACTATTGCCCCAACTATTGCCCCTTCTATTGCCCCTTCTATTGCCCCTTCTATTGCCCCTTCTATTGCCCCTTCTATTGCCCCAACTATTGCCCCTATTATAACCCCTAGACCAACTTCTAGTAAAAGCCCTAGTCCTTCAACATCTAAAACTTTAATTCCTGGAGTTCCTGATGAATATTTATATATTGGAATGGGCATATTTTTACTTTTAATTTTATTATTAGTAGTGTTTTTAATCTAAATTAATTTCTAAAAGAATTTAATGCCTGAAATTAATGAAATTAGAAAATATGCCGATTTTATAAAAGATAAAATAAAAAAAAATAAAATCCTTGATATTAACATATTAAATGGTCGCTATAAAACCCACGGACCCTTTCAGAAATATAATGCAATTAAAAAAGAACTACCTCTAAAATTATTAGATGTTAAAACCAAAGGAAAATTATTATATCTTGTTTTTGAAAATAACTTTTACATATTCAGTACTTTAGGCCTTTATGGTGGGTGGTGTTATTTGAAAGAAGGTTCTAATAAATATAACTTTTCTCAAACAGAGGAAGAGTGGTTATACTTTGACAATTTAAAAGAAAATGATTCATATTATATAAAAAATGCATTGAAACATTTGAATGTTGAATTTAGAACTAGTAAAGGTTCTTTATATTATTACGATGTATTATCATTTGGCTCATTAAAAGTTATTGAAGGTGAAGACGAATTAAATAAGAAATTAAAGACAATTGGACCGGATATTATGGAATCAGATACAACATTTGACGTTTTTAAGAATCAGATATTAAAAACTCGTAATTTAAATAAAGAAATAGGAATAGTTATAATGAATCAAAAGATAATATCAGGAATAGGAAACTATTTGAGAGCTGATATATTGTATATGTCTAAGATTAGTCCCTTTAGAAAGGTTGATAAGTTAACTGATAAAGAATTAGAAGCTATCTATAAAAATGCAAAAGTATTAACTTGGGGCGACTATGATATTAAAATGGCTAAAAAGCTAAAACTAATTTCTAAGGAAACTAAATTGCCACGTGATTACGATAGAATGTTTTTTGTTTATAGTTACGACGAAGATATTCACGGAAATAAAATAGTAAAGAAAGAGCTATATGAAGGGAGCCAAAAGAGGTTTATATATTATGTACCTTCTATTCAAAAATAATTGAATTAATTATAATCTAAAATAAATGGATTAAGATACAATGGAGAAAGACAAACTAAAACAACGCACTTTTATTGCCTACAAATTTAAAAAGCTGGCTAATTTTAATTATCCCGACGAGGATATATTTGCATTTATATATACCGATGGAAATACAATTAATAATCGTTACATTAGATATTATCTAAATGACAATGATAAAAATTTACTAGCATCAAGAAGATTAATTAATCATTACGCAGCAAAGAATGATATCAGATATGAAGATAGTATTGCTGTTCTGCATGAATTTTTGGAAAGTATTAAACCAATAAATATGAAAAATGAAATGCCATTATTTTTTTAAGTTTAGTAATATTATTATTTATATTTATAAATAATGATACCCTTACTATTACATACACATTCAGACTATTCTTTTGTATGGAAAGCGACAATTGGTTTACTATCAAAATATGCTTCAGAATATACTGTTTATTGGTGTAGCAATGAATTATGTGGTTTTGATTTACCTTCTAATTTTATTTATCATCAATATGATTCTAAATTAAATTGGAGTCACCGTATTAAACCATTATTAGAAAAGATTAATTCTAAATATTTAATTTACATACAAGAAGATTATTTATTAGTAGACTATATAGATAATGAAAAGATAAAATATTTGATTGATTTTATGGATGAAAAGAAAGTTGATTTTATGATGAGCTACCTTACTTGGGAAATAATTTATGGTATGCCTATAAAATCAAAATATGAAGATTATCTTTTTGCTAAAATTAAAGGACATTACAATCAACCAGCTATTTGGAGTAAAGAATTATTTGGTAAAATGGTTGATTTAGATATTACTTTACCACAAATTGAATCTACTAAAGTATATAATTTAACAAATAATGCAAACTGTTGGGCAATAATTAATGTTAAAAATAAAGATGTCTCTATTCCTACTTTGTATTTTCCACATGTGCACGCTATACATGAAAAAAAATGGACTTTTAAAAGATACCCTGAAATGAAAGCTTTATTAGAATTATATGATGTAGATACTAATGTTATAGCAGTTATGGAAGGATGGATAACTCATTATAAATAAAAATTTTATTTTAATTATAATTTAAAAAAAAATCTAATTTATTATATATGGAATACAAATGTGCGCCAATGTTTAATTCAAATAATAATCAAGTAATAGCATTTTTATGTAATAAAGCAAAAACTATAGAAAATTTTAGTTCAGTAAATATGAACCAAAACATAACTGATAGTAATTCTGGTACAATGTCTACTGATACGATGTATCCTAATACGATGTATCCTAATACGATGTATCCTAATACGATGTATCCTAATACAATGTCTCCTGCTATTATGTCTCTTGAAACAATGTCTGTTGAAACAATGTCTCCAGGTACGATGTCTCCAGGCATGATGTCTTCTAGTATGATGACCCCTGGTACGATGTCTACTGGTATGATGTCTCCTGGTATGATGACTCCTGGTATGATGACTCCTGGTATGATGACTCCTGGTATGATGACTCCAGGTATGATGTCCCCTGGTATGATGTCATCACCTCCAATATATAATCCTACTATTAGTTCCGATACTAAATAGTGATTGATTTAAAAAATAAATATATAAATTATTTTATAATGTATATATATAATAATGCTTCCAAAATATAAAAAACCTGATTATTCAGTAGCTGATACACCTTGTCCTCCTGGCTGGACTCATTCTGGTCCCTACAAAGGCTCTTTTATCTGTAGTAATAATTGCAATGGTGTTTTTTCTTATATGAATGCCGACGAAGGTGGTTATAATTCTAATGACCCTACTGATTATTGTAGTTCTGCTACAGTGTACAATCCTTTAGAAAAATTTTCTTCTAATCAATCTGGATTTACTCCTCCTAAAAAAAAATGTAATAAAAATCAAGTTGAAGTTGATAAAAGTTTAACCAATGGATTATCTCCTAAAGTACAAAAATTTCTTTTAACTCAAACATCCTTAGCAACCACTAAAGTTGAATGTTTTTATGCTGATACTAATTTATTACAACTTGGTTCTTTAGAAGCAGACGACCTTGTTGGCGGAGATTCTAGAAATCCTAATAATTTAGGACAAGCTTATGTCGAATCTTGTAATGAACTAATATGTCCCGCTGGATTTACTTCTAAGAATAATAATTGCCAAATTTGGGATGAGGCAATTGCTAAAAGCAATTAGAGGCAATTGCTAAAAGCAATTAGAAGCAATTAAAAATTAGAGGATAATAAAAAAATTGATTTTATAATATTATATATTTATAATATTATATTATATGTCATTTATAAGCCATTTTAAATATCTTCTAGATTATTTAAGTGTTAATAAAACTAATATTGAGTTTAATGAATCTTCTAAAACAATAACATTTAATAAGAAAGAATTTATGAATTTATGGAATAAAATTTCTACTTTTAAAATTAATTGGCAAATCTTAGATAATAACTTTAAACTCTATGGATTTGAGAGAATAAATGGAGGAAAAGATAGAATATGTATTTATAAGTTACCTGATTCTTTTGAGCTGAATAATTTCGATGATTCAAAAGAAAATAAAGATGATTTGGAGACAGTAATCTTAGATGATGACGATGTAGATTCATTGTGTGATTTTAATCACGAAGATGGATTATTATCTGTTAATTTAAATAAAGATCTTCTTACTTAAAATTATATTTTAATTGAACTAAATTATTTAGACATAGGATCATAAAGTGTCCAATGAGCAGGATATGCAGGAGGAGCATATCCAGCAGCACCTATACCTACTGTCATAATGTAAAAAACATGATCGAATGTAACAATATCATTTACTTTATAAGTTACAAAATTATCATAATTTGGCTTGTAGGGTAACCAATATTGTTTATGATTTATAGGATTGTAACCAGCTGCGCCAATAAATTTAGGTAAAATATATGATTTACCATTGTATATAATTACATCTTTTTCTTTATATGTTTTACTATTGTCATAGGCATAAGGTGTAGGATTATAAAGTTTCCAATGTGCAGGATTTCCAATTGGATCATATCCAGCAGCACCTATACCAACTGTCATAATGTAAAAGTTATTTTGAAATAAAACAATGTCATTTACTCCATAAGTTACAAAATTATCATAATTTGGTTTAAAGGGCAACCAATATTGAGAATGTTTAACAGGATCATAACCAGCTGCACCAATAAATTTAGGTAAAATATATGAATTATCTTTGTATATAACTATATCTTTTTCTTGATATGTTTTACTGTTGTCATAAGTGTAAATAGATTTTGTAACTGGCATAGTAACTGGCATAGCGACTGGTGTAGGTATAGGAATATCACAATTAGCATAATTAGGGTCAGAAGGATCAATATTAATTATAAAACTAGAATGAATAATTGGATTAGGGGGGGTTCGGTCAAATTTATCTTTCAAGAAATAATTTTCATCAATCAATGATTGGTTATCAGAAGGTAAATTATATTTTTTTAAACCTTCTATAAATCTTTTATTATATATATCTGCTGCATCATCATAAGCTTTCGCCGCAGCTAGAAACAATGGTGCTTGAGTTGCGAGTTGTTTTTCATGTAGTTTTTGTACAGTTTTATTAAATCTTGGTATTACGCATAGGTCATCACCAACAAGAGTCTTTCTTGCAGCATTATATTCCTCAGCAAAATTGACTGCAGCCATATGATATGCAGCATATTGAGGATTATTTTCTAAAGCTTTATCAAAATCATCAGATACGGGAATTGATATGTCATAAATAAATTTATTACGCGCAACTTTATATTCTGGTGTTCCTATTTTTAAAGGTGTAGAGGTAGATACAATTGGACTAATTACAACAGAAGAAGACTTAACAGAAGATGAAGAAGGAGAATTAACAGAAGAAGGAGACTTAACAGAAAAAGAAGAAGGAGAATTAACAGAAGAAGGAGAAGATTGAAAACCTTCTCTAGAGTTGCACATATAACCTATAATTTCATTGTTACTTTGAGCGTTATACATAGGAGCACAAGTCATATTTAAATTTTTTAAATTAAAAGACATTTTATATATATTAATTTAGATATTTTTATAATCGTTTGAGTTATATAAATAAGATATGATGATAAAGATGGATTGTTTGTGATTTTAAAAAAGTTTCTTGTTTTTTAAAATCGTTAAAACTAAGTTTAAACGAATTTATAAAGGAACAGGTGGTCCACTCCAATTATAAAGGCTACCATTAGGAAGTATAGCACAGACTTTTACTTGAACAGCAACTTTTGTAAGTTCAACTCCTTGATATTGTTGTCCAAATAAATGAATATTTTTTTCATCAAAATAATTTAAATTTGTATCAACATGTTTATCCCAAAATTTTTTACCTTCTGGTCCTAAATAGAACATTAGAACATTTTCACCAGAATCATCATCAATTCTTTTAAATCCAGGTTCAACTGGTGTACCATCTGCATTTGTATAAGAATATTTTGGTGTAAAAGAAGTATTATTTGCATATGTTTTGTCATTTGAATCTGCTCCATTTACATAAAAACTTTTATAAATACGACTTACATCATTTGTTGTAAAACAAATCATAAATCCAGGTTTTAGAGTAGGATATTTTGCAAACCAAGACATAATATTATTATAATTTACAATTCCTTGATTATTAGTTGTTGAATCAGGTACAATAAGACGACCTGGATGAAAATTATCATTTACACTTAACCATATAGCCATTACATTTGGATCAGGGTATCCTGTTGCAGCACCCAACAAATTAGATTGATAATATAATGGAATCCAATAATTAACATTACAATTTGAAGGATTATTTATAATACCAGTATCAAACGAATTTATTATATTATTTTTATCAAATTTAACAGATTGTGTAAAAATACGTCCATAACCATCACTATTTTTATTTTGATAGACAGGTGAAGGAAAAGATTTAGGTAAATCATAATTTGGATATGGAGCTGCAGAAGGGTCGGGCTTACATTGTATCAGAGGTGTTTGTCGAGGTAAAGGCTTTGAAGGTAAAGGCTTTGAAGGTAAAGACTTTGAAGCGGAAGAAGATTCAAAACCTTCTCTAGAGTTGCACATATAACCCATAATTTCATTATTATTTTGAGCGTTATACATAGGAGCACAAGTCATATTCAAATTTTTTAAATTAAAAGACATTATATTAATTTAGATTTTTATTTTTTTTTTTATATTTTTATATTTTATAGTATTAATTGAGATTAGTAGAGAAGATATTGTAATAGTAATATTAGATAATGTAAATTTGCTTTATTAATTTCTACAAGATTCATTAGGAGTAGGATTAACAATATTAAATATATCAGGAGATATTTTAGAATTATCTGTTGGTAGTAAACGAGGTGTAATTTCAAGCAAAAAATCATGAGATAAACCATATTTATAAAACACTAAATTACTCATACTTTTAAAATATGGTTCAGTTATCTTATTAAAACAATCTGCATAATTTTTATAATCAGGATTACTTTTAAAAGTATTAAATGCCTTATTTATACTTCTATTTAATTCTAAATCTTGACAATATACATAATTAGAAGGCGCACCCCTTGGTGGTACTGGTCTTTTTTCTCTATTATTTCTAATTCTTTCTAATTCTTTATTATATATATTTATAGAAGAAACAACACTAGGAAATTTACTTTTACACTTTTCTATTTCAAAGTTATAAGTATTAACCAAAGAGTTTACAGCTGGATCACTCCAAAATGCTTGCACAAAGTTATACCAACCAGCTGCATTTTGTCTAGAAGGTGGAGCACAAATATTAGTTTTACAATTAACACTCAAACATTGATTATCTGAGTTACAGGGTGCATAAAGTGGTAAAAGAGGAGGATAAATAGAAGGTGGTCCACTCCAATTATATAAATTACCATTAGGCAATATAGCACATACTAATACTTGAATACGAACATAGTTAAGATCAATACCTACATTTAATTTTCCAAAATCTTTAATATTTCTATCATCAAAATAATTTGAATTTTTATCAATGTATTTTTTCCAAAATTGTGTACCTTCTGGTCCCAAATATAACATCATAATATTCTGATCAAGAAAATCAGGATTAGTAAGTCTTTTTTGTCCAGATGGAAGTGGTGTACCATCTGAAAAAGTATTAGAAAAAGTTGGTTCAATTTTTGTGTAATTTGCATATTTTTTATCAGTTGGGATAGTAGCATAAAAACTTTTTTTAACCGGTAATATTTCTTTATAATCGATTAAATTAATTATAAATCCTGGTTTTAAAATTGGATATTGGGAAAACCATCCCATAATATTATTATAATTTGAAAGTCCTTGAGTCATGTTTTCTGATTTATTTAAAAGAATAGAAGGCTGAGTTATAGTATTAGCTCCACTTATAGTCAAATATAAAGATATTATATCTTTATTTGGTTGTCCAGTTTCAGAATTATAAAAATTAGTAGTATCAAATAATGGAATCCAATATGGAGATTGTGTTGTTAAAAAAGAATTTATTATTTTATCTCTATCATAAGCAGAAACAGGTTGATAAAATACAGTTGGTTTAATTTCTCTTTCATCGTGATAAATTGGTTGATAAGTTTGAGGTAAATCAAAAATTTTATTAGTTCCAGTAATAGAACCAATACGAGTATATGGAATATTAGTACCTCCACTAGGAGTAGAACCGCTAGGAGTAGCTCTAATAGTAGATCCACTAGGAGTAGTTCCACTAGGAGTGCTTCCACTAGGAGTAGTTCCACTAGGAGTAGTTCCACTAGGAGTGCTTCCACTAGGAGTAGTTCTAATTGTAGTAGTTCCACTAGGAGTGTTTCCACTAGGAGTAGATCCACTAGGAGTGCTTCCGCTAGGAGTAGTTCTAATTGTAGTAGTTCCACTAGGAGTAGATCCACTAGGAGTGCTTCCGCTAGGAGTAGTTCTAATTGTAGTAGTTCCACTAGGAGTAGCTCTAATAGTAGATCCACTAGGAGTAGATCCAGTAGAAGATTCAAAACCTTCTCTAGAATTGCACATATAACCCATAATTTCATTGTTATTTTGAGCGTTATACATAGGAGCACAAGTCATATTTAAATTTTTCAAATTAAAAGACATTATATTAATTTAGATTTTTTTATTTTTTAATTGTTTTATATAACTAAAGTTTTGGTTTTATACTAAATTATTAAATTATTTATAGAATTACTTGATATAAATAAATTAGGAAAATATTGTGATAGGAATATTAGCACGACACCTTAGGTTCAGGATCAGGACCAATTTCATAAAGATCAGGACTAAATTTAGCACCTTCTGGATTAAAGATATTACGCACAAAATCCTTTTGTTGTAAAATAACATTACTATAATCTTCAGGCAAACCATAGGATGGTAATATTTTTTTCATAGAATTAGAAAATTCTTCATAATTCAAATTATTACATTTTGCAAAAACTTTATAATCTGATGCCATTACAAGTTTTTCATAATAAAAATTTAGCAATTTATTTTTATCTTTCATAATACACCAGTTATATTTTAAATGTCTTATTTTAGGCTCTCTTAAATTTAATGGCAGTTTTAATTCTTTAATGTAATTTTCGTAAGCTGCCGCTGCTTTAGGATACTTTTTATCACAAGCATTTCTTTTTGTTGCATAATCACCAATTAATCTACCATACACATAACCGTGAAAATTACTTGTTGCTTTATTCCATTCTAATGAATTTACCTTGAAAGGACTAGGACCAGGGCTAATGCGAGGACCAGGACCAGGGCTAGGAGTAATGCGAGGGCCGGGACCAGGGCCAGGAGTAATGTGAGGGCCAGGACCAGGGCCAGGAGTAATGCGAGGGCCGGGACCAGGGCCAGGAGTAATGCGAGGGCCGGGACCAGGGCTAGGAGTAATGCGAGGGCCGGGACCAGGTGTAAAGTGAGAGCTGGAATCAATTAGTTTAGTCCAAATTTGAGGTTTACTATCTGGTGAGTTACCTACACCTATATATTTATTTAACCTATATAAACTTCCATTAAAAATAACTTCATTACCTACATCATACATTAAGGAATTATTATATGGTTGTCCATTTTTATAATTTTTTGAAGGATCAGTTAAATTAATCCATACTTGAGGTTTATATTCTGGTGAAAAACCAGATGAACCAATAAATATAGTTAACCTATATAAACTTCCATTAAAAGTAACTTCATCACCAACCATATATACTATGAAATTATTATATGGTTGTCCATTTTTATAATTTTTTGAAGGATCAGTTAAATTAGTCCATATTTGAGGTCTATCATCCGGTGATATATCATAATTATCAACATATTTATTTAACTTGTATACCATATTGTTAAAAGTAATTATATCACCTAATTTGTAGACAACTTTATTACTATAAAGAGGATAAGTAGGACCAGGACCAGGACCAGGGCTAGGACCAGGACCAGGACTAGGACCAGGACCAGGACCAGGACCAGGTCTTACTAAAGGAATAGGTGGTCCAGACCAATTATATAAGTTACCATCTGGTAATATAGCACATACGCTTACTTCAACAAGAATTTGATCAACTAGAGTACCTTTATATAGTTGTCCAAAATATTTAATATTACTGTCGTCAAAATAATTTAAATTTTGATCAACGTATTTATTCCAAAAAATTTTACCTTCTGGTCCTAAATTTAACACCATAGTATTATTAGCAGGATCATCAAAATTAGTTAGTCTTTTAAATCCATTAGGAGTTGGTGTACCATTTTTAAATGTAGTAGAATAAGTTGATTTATGAGAAGACGGATTTGCATAGTCTCCAGTTGAAGCTGTAGCATAAAAACTTTTATCATTTGTTCCAGATAAAGTAATCGCAAATCCGGGTTTTAATTGAGGATAATTTGCAAACCAAGCCATAATATTATTATAATTTAAAATCCCTATATTATTGATTTCTGTCTCATCTACAATAATTTGATCTTCTTCATAAAGACCCTTTTCATTTATGAATCGAGTAATACGCTCTTCAGTTATAATTAAAGATAAAGACACTACATTTGGATCTGGATATTCGGTGAAAGCATTATATACGCTAGAATTATTAAATAATGGTATCCAATAATTATCATTACAATTTGAAGGATTTTTATCAAAATTATTAACTACAAAAGAATTTATTATTGTATTTGTATCATATGTAAGATGTTGATATAAATAGGATTTTTCTTTTTTAAATTTTGGTGGTAATGGATAAGACTTTGGTAAATCAAAAATTGGAAATAGTGTTGCTTCAAGATTAAGATTACATTTTATCAGAGGCGTAGATGAAGAATCATTTACTTTAGTCCAACTTTTAGGTGTATTGTCTGGTGAATTGCCTGAACTAATAGATTCAATTAATCTATATAAACTTCCATTAAAAGTAATTTCATTACCTATATCATACCTTATTAAATTATTATATGGTTTTCTATTTTTATAATTTTTTGAAGGATCAGTTAAATTAGCCCATATTTGAGGTTTATTTTCTGGTGAAAAACCTGCTGAACCATTATATTTAATCAATTTATATAAACTTCCATTAAAAGTAATTTCATCATATAATTTGTATACATTATTATTATTATAAAGCTTTGCAGTGGAAGTAGATTGAAAACCTTCTAGCGTTTTATTATTAACGTCACACATATAACCCATAATTTCATTGTTACTTTGAGCATTATACATTGGAGCACAAGTCATATTTAAATTTTTCAAATTTATAGACATTATATAAATTTAGATTTTTTATTATATTTAAAGATTAAATATAATAAAATATAATGTTTAGTTGTTTTTCTAAAACTAAAGTTTTGGATAGTATAGTACCAATCAATGAAATTCCTCAGACTAATGTAGTCTCTCCTAAACTTATTCCTCAGACTAATGTAGTCTCTCCTAAAGCTATTAGTCCTGTAGTTAATACAGTATCTTCTCGTCCTGTTAAATTAAAATTAAGTGCACCAAAACGTAGCTTATTAGGCGACCCTTCACCAACTCCAGTTCCCAACCTACCTTTAAACAAAGTCCAACCACCTACTCCTGATTTAACTCCCGACGAAATTACCAAGATTCAAAAAAATCTTCAAATGTTGAAAGACTTTAACAAAGATTTATGGTTACAACAAACTGCAATTATTTCTGAAGTTTGGGCTAAACTCAAAGCTCAATATGACAGAGTTAAACAAAGTAGTACTAATTCTGCCGATGGAATGATTGCTGCAACAATTGAAGTAGCTGCTATGATTTTTGCAATAGGCGCTTTAATTCCTAGTCCACTTGAACCTGTTTTTGCAGTATTTGCTATTGTTTTAGGTACGACATCTTCTATATTATCCGATACATCTACTTCAACAATTACTGGAGGTGATGATTTATCTGGTTATACCGGAGATCACTATATGGTTAATAATGCAAATTATTATGCAATGACTAAAGCATTGGATTATTATTATGAACATACTAATGATTGTCGTGATTATATTTTTAGTTTTAAAGGTGTAGACAAAACCGCAACTTTAAGAGATTTAATTGATAAAGAATTTGAAAAGGGTATTTATTATGATAATTGGCTTTGTTTATGTTCTCGTATTTACCGTCGTAAGTTGGTAATGCCTGAATTAGTCAAACCTGAAAACCAATTTTTGGATATTTATTTTGTTCAAGATGTAATTGATGGTCCAGGTGTAGAACATGGTCATGTCTATCAACCTTGTGCTGCACCTCGTTTTATTGAAGAACCTTGGTATAAGAAAAATAAACATGGACCAGGACTTACACGTGAAAGAAACTTAGATGCAGAAGGAGTTGGTAAAGGAGTTGGTATTTGGTCTAATGCAGAAATTAGACATTTTCAACCTTCATACGTTGGAATTGATATATACGGAGGAGATAACACTGATTTAAAAGAAAATTATAGAAAATCAATTGGTGACTTTGTTAAAAGTTTTCCAAGTGCAATTGTATTTCCTTGGGAAATTAATGAAAGTAAGGTATATTCTCAAAAATATTATATTGTATCTGGATTTGCAAAACTTAAAGACGATGAAAATACTCCATTTTATACATTGTGCGATGGAGAATTCTTAAACTGGTTATTTATTGATGATGGCGCAGGTAATATTACAAATGTAAATGGAGTAATTTTTAGATATGAAGCTATGAGAACTAAGAACGCTGGATTTGCTAATGACTTGTTTTTACACGCTCAACAGGTTGGTGACTATAATCCTGGTCAAGTAGATAGTAAATATTCTGGATTAACTTTTGCATATGGGCCTACCGATAGCAGTGACATAAATAAGAAATTCCACGTTTACACTGGGGATTTATTGTTAAAGAATTTACCTCAATAGAAAAAATGAAAATATTAATTATTATTTTATATATATAATATAATAATTATGATTTATAAATGCAAGTGTGGGTTTATCGCTATCAATAAAGGTTATCTTGATGCACATAATAAAATAAATCACGAGAAAGAACGCATCTATCCTTGCCCTTTGTATGGATGTGAATACCGTGCAACTAATAACACTGTTTTAAAATGTCATATTCGGACTCACACCAAAGTATATAAATACATTTGTGATGTATCTGGATGTAATTTTAGCACAAATTCATTTTGTAATCTCAAGTATCATACTTTTTCTCATACCGGAAAATATTTTTATCAATGTAAATTTCCAGGGTGTGAATATCACGGAAAAAGTTTGTATAATTTGAATATTCATAAACTAAGTCATTCTTATATTTGTCAGGTTAGTGGGTGTTATTATAAAACAATGCAATCAGAAGCATTTACCATTCATATGAGAACTCACACTGGTGAAAGACCTTTTCCTTGTTCTATACAAGGGTGTGATTATAAAGGAATTAGTAGTTTTCATCTGAAGGCTCATTTAAGAAGTCATGATTTGATTTAAAAAATAGTTTATATTTTATAAATATGAATGAGATAGGATTTTATTGTTTATCATATAAAAATAAAAAACGAGAACAAATAGAAAAAGTTCTTAATGCTTTAAATATTAAAGCAAATATACACAGCGGTATTGAGGTAACTAATGATAGATTAGAACAAAATACTAAAAGATGTTGGTCAATATGTTATGGTCATCTTGATATGATTAATACTTTTTACAATTCAGAATATAAATATGGTATCTTTTGTGAAGATGATATTATCATAAGAAACGATTTTATGAAACATCTACCATCAATCATTGAAAATTTTAATGATTTAAAATTAGATATTCTTTTATTAGGTTATTTATGTGAAAATCCAATCGATACTTATTGTAATTTTCCTCTAATAAAAGAATCACCACCTTTTAAATATCTTGGTTATCCTGAAGAATTATGGGGAACGCAATTGTATTTAATATCAAAGTCACATGCTTGTAATATTTTAAATAAATATAACAGTGATTATGCAAATAAAACTATCGATGATAAATCACTTAAGCCATTTGCAGCAGATTGGACTATAACTAAAGAAGGTAATCGTGCATTGATATATCCTTTAATTGCTATAGAAAATAAAAATGATGACCCAAGAGAATACGCGTATCAAAGATGTCATATTAGTTGTTATAATTTTTCATATGATAAAAACTTATTTTAAAAAAATATTTAATTTTAGCATTGAGAGGAATTGTTAATGTGTATTGTTTTAATTAAAAAATTGATTTATTAACTTATTCATTAATAATTTAAAATATTAATGTCCTTAGAAACTAAATATGAGGAAACTAATCAAAATATAAAATATTTTCCAAATTTTATATTAGAATTAGATTCTTTAAAAATTTTAAATTTATCAAATAATTTACTTGTTCAAATACCTAATAAAATATATGAACTAACAAATTTAGAAGAACTATATTTAAAAAATAACAATTTGAAAAAAATACACGATGGAATATGTAAATTAAAAAATTTACATACTTTAAATATTTCTAGTAATAATATTTCGATTATATCAAATCAAATAAATAAATTAGTAAATTTAGAAAGTTTAAATTTGAGTAATAATGAATTGAGTAGTTTACCATTATCATTTTATAAATTATGTAATTTGAAAAATTTAGATCTTTCAAATAATAATTTTAAATATATCAATATTAGTATTTGTAAATTAAGAGGGCTTGAAAAGTTAAATTTGAAAAATAATAAAATAACTTATTTAACTAAAAATATTAAATACCTTACAAATTTAAAAATATTATTAATCAATAATAATTTTATTGATAAATTACCTGAAGAAATTCAAAGTATGGATAATCTTGAAGAAATAAATATAGAAAACAATGCTTTTAAAAAATTTCCAGTTAGAATTTTACAAATCCCTAGATTAATATATTTATATAATCAAGATAATGAACCTTTTAATATTGATGAACTTAGAAAAAAATACTTGAGTAATAATTTAGATTTTTTAAAAATTCAAGTTAAAGACTTTAAAGTATCTAATTATTTAAATAAATTATGGAATTTTAAAGAAGTCAATAATCCAATATTTAATACAAATAATAATAAAATTAATGAATTATTAGATTTAATAAAAAATAAAAATAAAAAAGAAATTGATAACAATTTAATAAAATTGTTAGATAAAGATTCATCAAAAGAAGAATTTTCAAAAAGATTAATAAAGAATTCAAATGAATTAGAAAAAATAGATATTAAACCATATGAATTTGAATTTAAAGAAAATGTAGAAATGAATAA